GGCGGCAAATGTAAAGAGAATCAGCACACTCATGAGCATGGCTGGGCTGAGAAGTAAAGCGAGAAGTTCAAGGTCATGCAGTGTCATTCGGCACCTCTTTAATTGATTCGATTTGGAGTGCAGGATGATTGTGATGAATGTGATTGATGCAGTCATCCATGTCGATACATTCTGCAACAGTCATGAATACATGGTGCGGTTGATCAGAACTTTCGAGCTTGGGAGATAGTTCAACTTTGAAAGTTTTCATTGGCTTGTACAGAATGGAATCTTGGGAGCGCAGTCATTAGTTATGACCTGGACGCTGATATCGACTGCGGAAAGTATCAGCAAAGGGACGATGAACATGTTGAACAACAGCTTCAGATCGTCGGATGGTTTCGTCACTTGAGTTTCTCCAGGGCGCTGATGTGTGCCCCGCCGCAGAGCTTGCCTTCAGGATCAGGGAAGTCCCATACGATCTCGGCGAACTCTCCCTTGCCCCAGAGCCTGGTGATCACTCCCCGGGCTTGTGGTGTGAAGCCAGTGACGGCTCCAATGGTGCGGCAGTGATGGGAGCTGTAGCGAACGCGGTCGCCTTCTTTAAGGATGCGCTTGGTCATGGCTTGATCAGGTGTTCTTCGATTGAATAACAGTTTTCGTTGGGAGTGTTGAATTGTTCGTCCCAACTCAGTGAGGCCTCCAGTTGCTTACGGTGGTCCTCAGCGCTTTGTTTTGAGGTGTAGATCTTCAGGATGGTGGTTTCCCAGGCCCCATAACCTTGATCATTGAAGTGATGCATCAGGACAAAGACTTTCATGATCGATCTCCTACTTTCTTGATGATGAACTCGCCCTTGGCGATCTTGTCGAGCAGCACGCCGGTCGATCCACAGAGGTAACCTCCGCCGTCGATTCGTAAGCAGCCCAGCTCTTCAGCCATCTCGTCCAGGATGTGCGGGGTGTCGACGTTGACACGCATGGCCCAGACGCGGCGCTTGGATGATTCAGTGGTGAAGTCGTGCATGATCAGACTCCTAAGTAAACGAGGAAGAAGATGTCCTGCTGTTCCCTGCAATCGCAGGCCCAGGTCCACATCAGGCGACGCAGATTGGCCTGGTGATCACAAAGGTCAGCTTTGGACCAGCAGCCAAACTCAGCCAGGTGCTGACGCAGGAGCCAGGGAGGTGCATCAAAGGACAGGCGCTTGATCCAGTAGTCGCAGGCCTCGGTTGCGTCCTGCCCTGGGGCAGAGCAGTCCATCACACAGGACTGAGGGAGGTTGCAGATAGCAGAGCGTCCGCTGAACCAGTGACGCCAGTTTGCGAGAGGGGTGTCCATCAGGGTTGCCGGTAGGTGAGCAGGTTGCGGTGGGATCACATGTCAGGGATGAAGTTGACATCCAGACCAGCGGCCCGGAACTTGTCGACGATCACTAGTAGTGTGCGCTTTGCACGGTTGTATGCAAGGGTCTCTTCCCTATCCATCCCGTCAAAGTGGAGTTGACCACAGACTGTGGAACCTTCGAGGCAGTCTCGGAGCACATAGATCTCCATGTCAGAGAGATCCTGCACCGGGATCGGCTTGGGTTTGTAGCCGACACCGTAGTCTTGGATCACTCCTCCGGAGACCAGTGAGCCGGCATTCGTCTCACCGAAGTAGGCGTAGACCTTGCTGATAGCAGCGGCGCATTGTTGGTGCTGTTCGGAGGTGTAGCCCTCTTCTGGTTCGTATCCGAAGAATTCCTCCATCAGGTGTTCGCTGACACAGTCCTCCGGACGATCGGCCAGGAACTTGGCTTGAGCAGGGCTGAGCTTGATAGTGCCCTTCTGCTGGCTGGACTTGAAGGCCTCGAGCAGTGAGCTGGTCGTGCTGAACCCGTGGGATAAGCGACCGTTGCGGACCTCCCACACATAAGGCCACGAGGACTCAGGGTTGGGCCTGTGGTGCAGCGTCTCTCCCTCATGAAGAAGAGGAGTGATGATGGCGCGGACTTGTTCAGGGGTTGGGGTTGTCATCAGGGTTGCCGGTAGGTGGGCTTGAAAGGGTGAGAGGGTCAGCTCATGAAGCTGGCTCTGACCTTGGCTGTGATCTCAGGATTGAGAGTGAACTCTGGATAGCTCAGGGCTGCATTGATGCGGGCCTCCAGCTGAGAGGCGTACTCCCAGACATCAGTGCTGTCAGGGTCGATGCCCAGGGCTAACAGGTCTTCCTGGATCGTGTCAGAGGCACACTCCACGCAGGCCTTGAAGGCGAAGATGGCGCGGATGTGCTCCCGTTGCTTGCGGTTCAGCTTGGTCATGTCAGGGTTGCCGTGGCGAAGAGGGCAGGAGTCGAAACCGGTTCCCCGATTTCGTTGCACTCAATATAAATCCCAGACCAAAACCGGGTCAAGCCAAAGTAACAGTCCGTAATATTAACTGCACTTATCAGTTCCCTATGAATGATCAAGTCGGAATGACTATGAGTTAGCTGCTCGAGAGCTTGTTGAGAATGTATTGCAATAGAGTTTTCCCCAGGCGCTTACGCGGAAAAAATCTGACCCAGGGCTCCACTGACAACCTGGCCTTCGGCCCGTTCTTTCCTGAAAAAACCCTCAAAATTAGGGAAAAATGGGGGGAATTGTCACAATTTCTTGATATTTCGTAACATTTCGGTGATTATTGACAAAATGCCCCCGATATGGTCCACTCCTACCTGTCTCCCACCCCCTGGAGCTCCTGGAGCCGGTCCAGAACCGGTCCAATGGACTGGACAGACCCCTAAAACCCTGTCCCTGACTGCTCCCGGGGCCTCGCGTACCTGTCGTTGAAGCAGGTACGCAGGAAATGGACACAAAAAAAGCCCCCGGAGGGGCTGGGGGTCGGTGGTTGACCTGGTGCTAGGCCTGGGTCAGCTCGATCTCGGCTTTGTGGAGGGGTCCGAAGTCCCCCAGGGGCTCGGGTTCGAACCGGTTGGAGACGGACCAGGCCTGTTCCCCGGTGTCGGTGCGGTGATGGGCGGCGAATGCCTCAATCCAGGCCATCATGTCCCGGGCGTCGGCCCCACCGGCGGTGATTTTCACGCGGATCCTGTGTCTTCCCATGGTGTCAACAAATAAAAATGGACGAAAATCGGTTCTTTATATCAGGCCCGCTGCCATGGGGCAGGCGGGAACACCAGATCGGCGATGGCTTGCATGGTGGCGTCGCTTTCCTCGGCCTCGGCCTCTTCAATCTGGCTCCGGAGATCCCGGATGATCTCCTCGAGCTGGCCGGATCGGGGCTGGCGGGACTCATCTAGGGCAGCGGTCAGGGAGTCCAGCTGATCCCAGGCCTCGGCGGTGTCGTCGGACTCCCAAACGGAGTACCCCTGGCCGTATTCGTCGGTGAGATTGATACTGAAGCGTGGCATGGATCTGGAGAGGGTAAGGGTTGACAGGATGGGAGACCCCCGAAGGGGTCAGGCGATGCAGAAGGCGCGGCGCTGCTCCTCGGTCTGGCCTGGCGTCCGCTTGATCCGCAGGAGGACGACGTGGGTCTGGCCTGAAGCGTCACCCGGGCGCCAGTCGGTGACATCACCATCCAGTGTGGGGAAGGACTGCCCGTCGATCGTGACGGTGTCGGGCAGGGCGGCGTTACGGGGCAGGGTGATGGCGGCGGCATAGTTCAGCCCCAGCTCAGAAGCCTTAGCCAGCGTGTCAAATTTGGACCCGTGGGACAGGGTGAGATGGTAGCCCTGGCGTGCTGCTGCTGACCAGTCTCGATCAATCCGCTTAGTGTAGTCGTAGGGCTTCAGGGACGGGACCACGGCCCGCAGCAGGCTGAACAGGGACCACGTGCCCACGGGCAGGGTGAACCCGAAGGCCTGGCTGACGTACCCGGCCAGATCGGTGTCCACGTCTACGGTCTCGCGCTCCCAGGCAAAATCTGAGGTTCCGTTAAGGCGCAGCCCCAGGGTAGGGGATCCCTGATTCTTGCTGGCGAAGCGCAGGATCTCGAGCACCAGCAGCCGCTTGAATGCCCTGGGGTGATCGTAGAAAGCCAGGGACCGGAGCTTCCGGCGCTGCAGCTTGCCCTTCAGGTAGGCAGGGTTACCGGCCCGGTTCAGACAGACAGCCTGGCAGGAGCCGGCGGCGATGCAAGAACCCAGCCACATGGGCGTGAGATGCAAGACAGCCGTGGGGGCGATGCTTTCGGACTTCAGAACCTTAGGGTTCGTCAGGGTAAGTACGTTTGAACTATTGAACCCGTACTGGGTCCGGACCTGCCGGATATCGGCGGGGATGGTGGCGCGTGACATTTTGAAACCTAGCGAAGTGGTTTGAAGGGGTGGGGGGAGTCCCCCTAGAGGTTAGTCGGCGTGGCCGAGGCGGAAGCACAGGGCTTCGTACACCCAGTATTCGCAGACATCGAAGACCACGTCAAGGGCCTTGGGGTTCCTGGCGACATAGGTCTCCAGCGAGTCGAGCGAGTCACAGAGCGCGATGGCGGCGCGGTGATCAGTGGACTTGGTCATGTGAGATCTGCGAAGTGATCAGAAGCGGCGAGCGTTTCGCCGTTGAATCCATCATCACCACGAATCACGGCAGCTGTCAACAAATCCGTTTCGTGTCGCCTTTATATATAGAAGCGACGTGCTTTGTAACTGAATGTAAAGCGCTTCATGAAGCCGTTGTAACAATGTTACAAACCCGTTACACAGGGTCTTTTTTTTGTCTCCACGTAAAGTTTTGTGACAGGCGGGCCAGATGTCTCTCCAATTTATTTCCCCTTTTCGACCTCAATATAGGCCATTTAGGGGGATCGTGCAATAAGGAGTTGAGTCAATTTAAACTGAAGAATATCGTGGTAAATAGAGATAGTTATGCCCGTATCTCCGGCAGACTTTGAGTTTTATTCCCGGATGACCGGGCAGCCCATTCCTAACACTCCTGCAGGGCGAATGGCTATTGCGCCCCAGGTGTACAACATGCGTCGAGGTGGCGGTGGTTTTGGGCGTTTTCTGCGTGGTGCCGCAAAAGGTGCATTAGCAGCAGGTGCTCTTGCAGGTGCAGGCGCTTTGGCGTTGGCCACTCAGGAAGAGATGGCTAAAAAGCCCAGTGCTCCAAAGACCGAGACTGCAAAAGATCAGAATATTGATTTAGATTCGTCTGCCTTTACAGCACCAGTTGAAAGCGTCCGCGATAAAGCTGAAGCATTTGCTGCATACACCGCTGGTAAGGTCTACAACCCTCAATACAGTGTCGGGGCACCGCCCAAAGAGAAAAGAGCGCGAGTCACTGAAAACCTTACAGATACTGGCATGTCGACGGAGACCACCCCTGGTGGTCAGAAGTTAACTGTTAGCGCAACCGACAGTCCTGCGCGGATGGCCGGTAGCCCTCAAATTCTTAGCGGAGATGCTCTTTCTGCAGCTGAAGCTGATGTCTTCGATGACCCCAACGTCCTGATCGGTGGTGGTCCTTTACAGAATCGCATTTCTGGTCAAACCCAAGTTCCTCAGGCTGATCCCAACACCACATTTGAAAGCCGTGGTGCCCAGATCGCGTCTACAAGCGAACCTACACAACCCCGCGTAGAGGTCAGACAGCAGCCTTCCTCTGGTGTCCAAGTTACTGATCTTTCAAACGTTGCGGCAACTGAAGGCGGTATGCCCGCCAAAGAAACCAACCCTGAATTGAGTGCAATCCGGCAACAGCTGGAGATGTATGAGGGCAGCCCCACTCAGAGTCCTTTCCAGGCCGGTGGTGCAATGGAAGAGCTTCGCCGCCAGTCGATGGATGTGAAGCGCAGTGTTGGTGATTTACCGAGAAGCATTCGGGGTGACGTTGGTGTTTTTCTGAGTAACTTAGGTGGACAGACTGCGGCACCTGCACCTACTGCTGCGCGATCTGCCGCAAAAGAAATTCAACAGCAACTGGGACAGATGAGCGAGCGTGATCAGGTTCAGTATCAAGGTGGGTTGACTGGCCCAGCAGCCCAAGGCGTTTATGGCGCACTCGAGACAGGTCAAGACGCGATGACAGATGCTCCGCGTGCCGGCATGACGGCTTCTCAAGAGGCCATGCGGGGAATGATGGAGCGTGGCAACGTACTTGCTTCAGGTATTCCTCAGACCCGTACGGTTGTACCAGGACCGATTGATTCGATCACTGGCGATTACAGGCCTTTTGTTAGCAATAAAGGTCGCGAGATCGGTGCTCTTTTGAATCAAGCACAAGAAAAGAAAGCTGCCGCCCCCACGCTGAAAGAAATTGCTGGCGATGCACTTAATCTCCTTAATCCTTTCAAAGGCAAGAAGATTGATCCCAGGGAACAACAGATCCGTAGGGATGTTGATCGCACCCTTGGACGTTTCACACCCGAACAGAAAGAAGCTGAGGTTCGTCGTCGTTTAGGTCAATAATAAGTACAGAGTAATATATTCATATATACTCTGAAACCATGTCCTTCCTCGAACCGGTTATTGCGTCTATTCTTGGCGCAGCGGTCACTGCTTTGGCGGTGTTCCTGAAGAAGAACCTGACCGCAAGAGCCATCCTTAAGTATGGCCCGTTGGTGCAAAAAGCCTACGACATCATCGACCCTGTTCTCGATAAGAACCTGGGTAATTGGAACGGCTCGAAAGTTGATAAAGCTTTTGAGTTAGCCATCGAATCTGTCTCCGATGGTGAGCTTTCCAGTGACGAAATCAAGAAGCTGGCTGTGCATATGGCACAAGCATGGCTCCCTGGTGCAGCTGCTGAGAAAGTGCGTCTCCTGGAGCAAAGTGGCATGCCTGCTGAACAACGCAAGGCTGCTGAAGAGATCACCGCAAAGGTCAACACTGCCTCCTGATAATGGTTACATTTAACCGAAGAACAAATCAGTCCGACGAAAAATTTCTATCCGGAGATCGGATCCATAAGGGGACTTTGGGGCCGAACCGCGAGACAGATGGATTCGACGGTTTTGCAGCCAAGCTCCGTAGTGAGAATCCTCGCTACGAAGATTTTTATCGTGGTAGTCGCACATTCAATGAAGTTGCGAATATGTCACAGATGAAAATCGACCAGGCCGCGACAAGCGCTGAACCTACTTTCTCAAATGAGGGCGATAACAGTTTCGCTCGCGATTTTCTTATGAAATATAGTGAGGGCGTTCAACGGGGATTTGTAGCAGCAGAAGAGGCCGTGGGTCCGGATAGGTTAGCTAGAATAGCTTCACAACCTGCAACAGCTGCTTCTAATGAAAGCAGCCCGGAGACTGCTGGTAAGTTCCCCGGTGCTAGTGGAGTTAATGTTTGATGAAAGAATTAATTAGACCAGCTGGGGAAGTTCTCCTTAAATTTTTAGAGTCTGAACAAGGCCGCAAAGCTTTGGGCAAGACAGCCGAAGCTGGCATGGCAGCTGCAAAAGTTGCTGGTGAAGGTTTAGGTAAGTTTGGTCTTAGGTCTGGATTAGCTACTGAAAGTGCTGTTCTTAAAGGGGCACCTGCCGCACGTGATTTTGCTGAGCAATTTGTCGGTAGACAGGGTGTTGTCGGTAAGGCTGCAAAAGCAGTATCTTCAGTGACTGATGATCAGATCACAAAAGCTGCTGGAACTTTAGGAGCAATCGCAAATCCTGTTTCAAAAGCAGTGGCCATTGGGGCACCCCTTGCCCTGGCGAGTGGGATGATGGATCGACCAGAGACTGCCTACACCGCAGCTATGGATACGATCGCTGCCCGTGAGGCTTCGGCCTACGGAATCATTGATGCCAAGCTCCAGGCTGATGCAGCCCGCCAACTCGGTAACCAGGAACTTGCCGCACAGAAGTTCCAACAATCGCTCTTCTTACAGGAGCAGCGCCAGCAACACGACATGATGATTGCCCAGGCGCGTGCAGAGGCTCGTACTCCGCGCAATCAGCCAATGTCCGGCGCTGGTCTTTTTGACCCCATGGCGCTGGGACAACAACTCCTCGGTTCAATTCCTCAGTACTAATCAATCATGGGCATGTTCGGCAGATCAGACGACGACGATTCAGTGACTTATTTTGACACTGACATGGATGTCAACGATTCAAAAGTTTACAAAGGTCAGGGCGCTCTGGATAGAGCAGTAAAGGACAACTTTGGCGGTGTCAATAAGTGGCGGATGGCGTCGGACATTTTCAACCAAGCCCGCAAAGGTGGATTTCAGCCTTACGACGAAAAAGGTGAGTATTTCAAGGAGCTGCTGAGAACACCTTTCGGCGGCAGAGGAATTCCAGGGAGCACTCAAAGATTGGCGGGTGGTTTGACCATGAGCATGCCTCGTGCTTTTGAGCCAATCATTACCCCTGGCGGCGGTGGTGGTTATCAAGGTAAATCTACAGGCCAACGTATTGCAGGAGTTGCGGGTGGTGCTCTCAGCGGTGCTGCAGCAGGTTCAGCCATTCCCGGCATTGGAACTGCAATCGGAGCAGGTATTGGCGCACTCGGCGGATTATTCAGCTGATCCAAAAGTTACCTAATTTAAACTAATTAACATAAGAAGAAGTATTTAGTTATGGGACTACCTTTAGCCGCTTTGCTCCCTATCGGCGGGGCCGTATTAGGAGGTGTTGAAGGCTACAAGAAGTCTGGTGGTGATCTCGGTGCGGCTGCCCTTGGGTCAGGCCTTGGTGCTCTTGGCGGCGGGGGCTTGCGGATGGCTGGCTCGGCTCTGGTCGGTCAAACACTTCTTGCAAATCCAGTATATAGAGCTGTCGCCGACAAAGCTGCGAGGGGAGCAGCTCTCACCATGCCAGAGATGCAAATGTTCAAACAAGCGACTCAAGGCACGGGTAAATTAGTAGCAGGGGTGGGTGCCCTTGGGTTACCGCTTGCAGCAAGTTTAGCCGGTAATATTGCAGGTGGCGTTTCCGGACCTGTCCAGGGTGCAGCTTCGAACGCTGCTCAACTCGGCGCTGGTTTGATCGGTTACACCGCTGACGGCAAGCCTGTTTATGGCAGCATTGGTGGCGGAGCACTTCCTCCCGGTTTAGGTCAATACGGACCAACTTCTCCCTACGGAAGCCCTCTTGATGTCCTTGGTCCCGCAGGTATGGGCCAGCGTCTTCAGACCCTGAAAGATGCACAGACCCAGCGCGACGTGTTCCGCACCTTGATGCCTGAGGTCATGGAAGTCCGTGAAGCGACTGCCAAGAAAGACTTGGAGCGCAACTTGGCTGCCGCTGGCATCCGTCAGAACATCAGGACTCGTGCTGAAATGCAACGCGCTGCGCAAGACGCTGGTCTTCGGGCTGGCCTTGGTGCGCTGCAACAAGCCGGCACTGCTCTGACTAAGCAATATCAATATCAGTGATATGGCAACTGAACAACAACGTCTTGAACAACTAAGAGCACGTTATAACGCTCTGCGCGATCAAGCTCTTATTTTGGGAGTTGGCGACACGACTAGCGGTGGCCTGGAGTTGTCAACAGGACAACGACTCTCCAAACAGAACATGCTGGAGAAAGTATTAGGGATTAATGCACCAGAGCCTTTTACTGTCGGTGACTACGAGCAAGGCATCTCACAACTAATTCCTGTTGTTGAGCAGGCAAGTGTTGCAAAACAAGATGCAGCTTTCGACAGGGATCTGAATAGAAGAATGCAGGTCCTTCAAGCTTACGGGCAAGGTGATGCTTTTGATCCTGATGCTATGCGAGAAGCAGGGCAGATAGCACTTGAATTACAGGAACAGGCAGAACCTCTGTATCAACAGAGGCGGGAAAGGGAATCTGCCCGTAGTCTCAGGCAGATGCAGCAGCAGCTCCAAACTGCACTGCCATACATCGATGAGGCTCAGTCTCGCTCAGTCCAACGTAACCTGGCAGCAAGCGAGCGCTTCAAGGCATTTAAGGAACAGTTGCCCACGACCATTCAAGACATCATGTCGGCAAAGCAACGACAACTCCAGACTGCCTCCGATGCATTTCTGAGGGAAGCACAAGCAGCTGCAACTCAACAACAAGCTGCTACCGGATTCGCCAGCCTTGGTACTGGCCGTCGGTTCGGGTAATTTATAATCATCAAAGAGAGGAGATTACTATGGGGGGTTCCAAACCTAAGCCGCCACCGCCGCCGACTATTATTTACGCGCCGCCCCCGCCGCCGCCAACAGTAACGCAGGCTCCCTCGCAATCTTTGCAGACTCAGACTGCATTGAACGAAGTCAGTGGTAAGCAGACCAGGCTCAACATGGAGCTTGGCGCCAAACTCGACCGTACGAACGCGGAATTTTTTGCAGGTCAAGATATCCGTCGTACAAAGGCTACTGCGGCTGAGAATCGCCTTACGCAGAAAGCTCAGTATGGCTTAGAGACTGACTTGACTCGTGTTCGGGGACAGGAAGAGAGAGCACAGACTGTTGAGACTGGTGCTCAGTACCGCGAAGGCCTCAGGACTGCTGGTAAGGAAACTCGAGCAACTGACTTGCAACGTGAGATGTTCCGCCGCTATAAAGAGAACAGGGATTACGAGCAGGCTCAGCGCCAGTATCGAGCATGATTGATTGGATTCACTCTCTTACTGAAAAAGACCGTGAATCCTTTCTAGCTTTCTGCAAACGAGCAGGAACTCCCATCCAGATCTATCTTTACGCCCGTTTCTTAGGCTTCACTGGATCAATCGTTGAGTGTGACGAGTGGTCTAAGCAGGAGTATAAGAAGCGGGATTTTTCTGGCGTTTTGGAGATGGAGATCGATGCCATGACCATGGACATCTCTAAGTTGCGAGATGCGATCGACATGGGAATGGTGAAACAGGATATGGGCGCCTCACGTATCGCGATGATGCAGAAGGAACTGCGGGGCACTATCAAGCAGTTGAATGACGAGAAAATCCTTCTTGATAAGCAAGGATTGATCCTCGCTGGTGCAGACCGTGCGATCAGAGAGATGTTAACAATTTTCCGCGATGATCCGATCGAGGGTCCGCTGCAAGAGGCCTCGATGGGTGTCTGGACAAAGATCTTCCAGGAAGAATCCTAAGGAAATGATGTATGGCGCTATGCTTTGAGCATGGCAGGAACAAGTATTCATAGCGTATATCGAAGGACTGCACGTGCTGCAGCACAACAGCGTATTGTTAAAAAGACATCAAATATTGATGTAGAACGAGCAAGGACAGATTTTGCATATTTCTGTGATGTTGTAGGTGATAAACCACCTGCGGAACACCACAAAGAATGGCATAAATATCTTTGTACGGGAGAGGACAGTGAATGTCTCATTGGGATCGGTGGACCCAACATCGATATCCTCGCCCCACGGGGTAGCGCTAAATCCACGATCCTCGGCCTCTACACAGCGTGGGCTGTTGGTGTGCATGCACTGGCGCGGAGACCTTTGAAAATCCTCTACATCTCCTACACGGTGGATGTGGCCAGACCCAAGAGCGCAGCGATCAAGAGGATCATTGAGGAGAGTAAGGCATACAAGGAGATCTTCCCCACGGTAAAGATCGCCAAGGGCATCAACTCAAACGAATATTGGAGTATTGATTGGAAGTTCGCCGGAATCCGGACAGCAGGTGAAGAAGAGTTCACGGTCTGTTGTGCAGGTCTCAAAGGTGCTGTGACCTCCAAGCGTTCACACCTCTGCATCATCGATGACGCGATCAAGAGTGCGGACGATATCAAAAACAGGGATATCCGCCAGGCTATGGAGGACAACTGGAATTCAGTTATCGTGCCAACCATGTTTGAAGGTGGACGTGCGATCTGTCTAGGAACCCGCTTCCGTCATGACGACATCCACAACTCCACGTTCATTCCGGCCAACGACTGGGTGCAGATCGTCCAGTCTGCAATCTCCGTCGACGGAAACGGAGACGAACAGTCTTATTGGCCTGAGATGTGGTCTCTCGAATATCTGCGCGACCGACGTCGTCAAGCCCCCGTCGCCTTCAGCTTCCAGTACCAAAACCAAGTTGTACAAACGAGCGAGCTTTCGCTCTCACCTGATCTAATTGTCAAAGGACCTATTTCCAAAGAGTTCGACTGCCTAGGGGTCGGTGTCGACCTTTCCGCCGGAGTTCGTGAACGTAACGACTACACGGTCTTCGTGATGGGTGGGCGAGTGGGAGGGAAGATTCACATTATTGATTGCAAGCGATTGAGGATCATGGGGAACCTCGAGAAACTTGATGCAATCATGGAAATGATGGAGGAATGGGGAATTGTCCATAAAGAACGAGATCAGTACTTCCCAACGGGCAATACAGTAGAAATCTGGTCAGAAGCTGTGGCATACCAGGCTTCATTGGAGGCTGACTTCAAGAGGATCTGCCAAGGAGAGCATGGCCTCTACAACCTGAACTGGCATCCGGTCAAAGGATTCAGGGGCGACAAAGTTGCACGTTTCCGGGGGATTATGGGTCTCTTCGAGCAACGGAAAATAATTTTCAACAAATATCGCAAGTTCCAGGCACTTACAGATGAGATCGTCAATTTTGGCGTCAGCTCACACGATGACTGCGTCGATGCTCTCGTCTGGCTTTGCAACGGACTAATGACACGAGGAAAACTAGAGTTAGAGTATTGACGATTTAAACTATAGATATTCCACGCGATGTCTCCCAGCTACTTTGAAGTAGAACTTGAGCAGGATGCTTACGGTTCTGCCATCTTGCCTTTACCAGATGAACTTTGCCACGACATGGCTCTACAACCAAACGAACGTTTTGATGTGGAAGTCGAGGACGGCACGATTATTTTCAAAAGGCTGGAAGCTGGGTACGATATTGATCAGTAGACCTTTTAAACAGAATGGGCGATAGTGCAAAATCACAGCTTGACTCTATCCTCAAGTCGGTAATTACACGCGACAGTACAGGGCCAGCGGACACCATGCTGGTGAACGCCCATCTGTCGCAGATGAAGATGTTCGGGATCCGCCAAGGGGTGGAGTTCTATCCCATGCAGGACAACTTCGGAACCCAGCGTTATGACTTCATCCAACAGGTAATTAAGTTCAATCAGCTTGATGCACGCTTAGATTCGATTTGGGATAGATTTCTTGCTTACGGAAAAGGTCTTTTTTATATTCGACCCACACAGAAAACTTATCGAATTTACTGGTTTGATAGGGATTCCTATCGCACTTACTATTCTCCTGAGGGCGATTTAGAAGAAGTAATCATCATCTATCCCTACAAAGTTAAATCCTCACGGGGCTTTGGGGGCGTAGGCCTCAAAACCGATAAGCGTTACATGCGTCTCCGCATTACAGCAGAGACCATTGAGGAGCATCATAGCGAGCAGGAGATCTCATTCGATAATCCTGAGATGAGCTTTGCCTTCAGTGATAAGAAGGTCCTCAAAAACACCATGGAATTTATCCCATGCGTGGAAGTTTTTAATAACCCTGATGCATTTGGTACCGATGGTGCTGGTGAGTTTGATTTACTAGCGAATCAGATTATTGCTCACGACGAGATGGTCAAGAACATCAGGGCAAACCTGTCGTTCTTTGGAAATCCCACACTGCTGTCGTCGCGGCCAAAACAAGACATTGTGGAGGCAGATGGTGCCGACACACCACAACGGCCCAGCATCTCGAGTCAATCTGGATTCGAATCAGAGTTTTTCTTGTCTAGTTCTACTTTCAAGCAAGATAACGTAACCCGTAACTCACCTGGCTATATCGGCAAGCCTGGTTCGGGCATGCGTGTTCCACGAGTGATTGCAAACTTAGAGCCAACTGACCGAGTTGGTTTTATCACGCCAAATGCCGTCAGCACTGATCAAGCAAGGTATGCCGAGCAGTTGCGGAATGAAATCCGATTAGCTCTGGGTGGTATTGATGACCTCAGTATTACCAATGTTACTGCCACAGAAATCAAATCGGCTTATGGGCGTGTAAGTGCAACTTCTCAGAAAAAATGCTTGCAGCTTTATACATACGGGATTAATAAATGCTTTGAGCTAATCATCTTCCAGGAAGAACAGATTTTCCGTAAGTCACTGGCTTACGAAACTGGCATCAAGTATCCAGAGCTTCCTGAAGAACCTGATGAAAAAGCAATCGAGAAATATGAACGGGCCAAAGCTCGCTATGAGAAAAAATTAGAAGCTGCAATTGAAAAGGCCCTTGAAGAACAAGACATTCCACCTGGAGTTCTTGGTCTTGCGCCAGATGGTGACAGAACTGTCCTATGGCGTTGGTTGGGTCCTGTGTATGAAGATACAACACAGGATAAACTCAACCAGTCTATTTTCACCAGAAACTTGCAAGAGTTAGGTGTTGATAGCATTGAAGCACTGAA